CATTATTGAGGCGCAATTAGATGAATACGACGGCAAAGCTTATTCATTTGGTGACCTTTCCGATTCAAATAACTTTGAATTAGAGCAAGACGAAGAGATTGAAATTGATCTTGAAAAGATTGTTGCAGAATCAAAGAACATTATTGAAGTAGACGAAGCTGATTTAACCGACCTAATTGAAGAAGGCGAAGAAGTTGAATTAAACGAAGATGACATTGTAAATGCAATTACAGATATCATGGATGAATTAGTCGAGGAAGATGAAGTACTCGCTGAAAAGATTAAATTGGACTTTGAGGCTCAGCCTAGAGGCTGGATGGCTCGTCCAAAATCAGAGCTAGATGAAGAGGCAATGCTTGATTTATTAGCTCAATCCATAGCCGAAATGGAGATGGAACTAACCAAAGAACATAAAGAAGTAGTTACAGGCTTAAACAAGAAAGTTACAAAGCTAAATGAAACTATTAAACAAAAAAACCATGAGAACGAGAGACTAGAGAAAGAAGTAGACGACCTCTACGAAGCCGTCGATAGTCTCAAAATGAAATTTGATGAGATGACTCTCGTCAATGCAAAGCTTTTATACACTAATAAAGTTTTAAATGACACAGCTTATAATAGACGACAAAAAAATGAAATTGTCGAGTCAATTCAAACTGCTGATAGTGTAGAAAAAGCAAAGATAGTGTACGAAACACTTCAAAGCGCAGTTGGGGCAAGAAAGTCAAGTCCAAAATCTCTGAGCGAAGCTGTAGATCGTCGCACTAGCACTTCTATGCTCTTGAAATCTGACAAAGCTCAGAAGAAAGAGTCTGATAACTTACAAGAATCTCTTGCTACTCGCTTAAAGCTATTAGCAGGGATCAATAACCAATAAGGAGGATTAAACGATGTCAATCGTACAAAAGTTAACAGAAAACATCGTTGATCGTGATCTACAGAAGGAAGGTGCTGCTCTACTCAACAAGTGGGAGAAGACAGGACTCCTTGAAGGTCTCAACAACGAAAATCAAAGAAACGGCATGGCTCGTCTATTAGAGAACCAAGCCAAAGAGCTTCTTCGTGAAGCAAGCACAATGAGTGCTGGTGATGTCGAGGGCTTTGCTGCCGTCGCATTCCCAATCGTTCGACGTGTATTCGGTGGTCTTATTGCTAATGACCTAGTGTCAGTACAACCAATGAGCCTACCATCAGGTCTAATCTTCTTCTTAGATTTTACCTACACAAACGAAGAAGACAAGTCTGGCGCTGCCATCGGCCAATCCATTTATGGCGGTGGTCAAGTTGCTAAGGGCATTGCCGATGGTGTTAGCCTCACAGGTGCCAACGCTGAAAAGAGCTTTTACGCTCTTAACAACTCATACTCAAATGCTACTGGTTCAGCCACTGTCACTCTAACAGCCGCCGAGGCTGGTAGGCTTGATGGTACAAGAACAGTAGCGCAGGTCCGTGAGCATGTTCTCAAGGGAGAAATCACCGATTCTTCTGATCTAGCTGTTGCCCGAGCAACTGTTTTTGATCCTGATTTAACGGAGAGTGACTTCTTTAAGATCGTTCACTTCGCCGCTTCTGGTCTAACAGATGACAATAACGGTAGATTGTTTGATGATGATAACTTGGTATCAATCATCGGTAAAGACGTAGCAGCCTCAACAGCTTTTGAGACTGCTAATGGTCTTAACACAGCGGTTGGTGACAACCCAGCTACACAGGTTCGTCGCTTGTCTAGAAAGCACGGCACAGCCGATATTGCTTTAGTATTCACTACAGCCACCGCTATGAATAATAACGCTGGTAACCTCACTTGTGAATTCGCTGCTCGCGATGACTGGGATGCCTCTACTGCTCCCGGTTCAGTTATTGCTGACCTTCTACCCCTAGAAGGCGCTGGTAACTCAGTTGCCGAGGATGTCAACCCTGAATCAGATGTCATGAATGAGATCGACATCAAGGTTGACTCACTAGCTGTCACTGCTCAAACCCGCAAGCTCAAGGCTAAGTGGTCACCAGAGTTAGGTCAAGACCTCAACGCTTACCACAACCTCGATGCTGAAGTTGAGCTAACCAGCATTCTTTCAGAGCATGTTGCTCTTGAAATTGATCGTGAGATCATGGAAGACCTCGTAAAGAAGGCTACCGCAGCCACTCTTCACTGGTCACGCGCTCCTGGCTTGTTCCTTAACCGAGAAACAGGTAAAGAGCTAGGCGCAGCCGCTGCTGCTCCTGACTTCACAGGTATCGTTAGCGAGTGGTACGAGACCCTCATTGAGACAATCAATGATGTAAGTGCTCAAATCCACAGAAAGACACTTCGCGGTGGTGCTAACTTCGTAGTTTGCTCACCAGAAGTTGCTAACATCCTTGAGTTCACCGCAGGCTTCCGTGCCTCTGTAACTGCTGACGCTGATCGTGGCTCCATTGGTGCCCAGAAGGTTGGTTCAGTAAGCCAGAAGTTCGAAGTTTACGTTGATCCTTACTTCCCACGAAACTTAGTTCTCGTTGGTCGTAAAGGCTCAAGCTTCCTAGAGAGTGGTTATGTATACGCTCCATACGTCCCACTACAGGTCACACCAACAATCTTCGGTACCGAGGACTTTGTACCCCGTAAGGGCGTCATGACTCGCTACGCCAAGAAGATGGTTCGTCCTGATATGTATGGTCTCGTAGTAGTCCACGATCTATTAGGTGGTGAGGGTTCTTCATAAACCCCTATAATCTCTTAGATTAGGAGAGACCCTGTTAGTCTTATGGCTAGCAGGGTTTTCTCTTTTAAGAAGACTATTTATTGTAACTTGAGATTATTCTCCTTGGTCGGGGCCGCTGACCTTTGAAGAAAATTTGACCGAAGCGGCTGGTCTTATTTTCGTGATTATGATCAAGTTGTTGCAATAACCATTTAAGGAGGATTTAAAAATGGGAAATAGAAGATTAGGTAGAAAGAGACTCTACTCAGTAAATAAGCAAGGACAAAGTGATACAGTTACAGCAGGAGCTAATGCCCCATCTGTTACAAAGCAAAACACTAGAAGAGAAGGTAGCCGAATTGTTACAGAAATTGCTGTCGATTTAGGCGGTAACACCAGCGTAGTAGCAGCTACCGATGGCGATATCATCGGCAAAAGCGGCGCTACTGGTGTATATATCGCAGAGTTGTCACTAGCTAACCATGGCTACATTACTTATGCAGAACTAGCTTGTCTAGAAGCTCCCGGCACCGCTAGCGCAGACATTAATGTTGTAGTTGGCGACGCAGCCGACGACGCCGAGGACGCCGCTGTGACTAACGCAGAAGTGCTTCTAGCTCCTGGTGGTAACTTGACTTTAGGTGCTAGATTAGGCATGGACGTTAGTAGCGTTTTTGATGGTGATACTGAAACAAAGAAATACCTATACTTAACAAATGGTGTCTCAAGCGGAGACGGTACTTACAGCGCCGGTAAGCTTTTAATTACGCTAGAAGGTGTCGCCTCAGACGCAGTACCAGACGCATAATAAAAGGAGGTAAATTATTATGGGTGGTTTTTCATCACACCAAATAGCTAAAGCTGGAATTAAAAAAACTAAAAAACCCGACTCTAAACCAGGCCCAAAAACTGCAAAAAAGACTGAAGAGTCAAAAACTGCAAAAAAGGTTGTCAAGAAGGTAGTTAAAAAAGTAGCTAAGGCTGTTGAGAAAAAAGAAGAAGAGTAATCTTATTCTTAAATAATAGAAAGCCGCGTTATTAAGTTAGCGTGGCTTTCTTACATTATAAGCCAATATATATTATAATGTTACCAAAGGAGAAATTATGGGTAGGAAAAATAGAATTTTAAGATACTTTAAAAAATTTGGTAAAAAATATGCCAATCACCCTTATGTAAAAGCAAATAAGGAAAAAATAATAGAAGATGTCGAGCCAGCTTCTGAAGAAAAAGTTGAAGTTCCAATAAAAGAGGAGCTTAAAGAAGTTAAGCCCTTAGTTAAAAAATCTGCAACAAAGAAAACAACAACGAAAAAGAAGTCCACTACCAAGACTAGCAGGACTAAGCGCACAAAACCAAAAGCAGAATAAAGTACATCGTCTTTTATTTTATACTATTTATAAAAGACGGAGACTAACTAAATGCCTGCTCAACCTACATTAACACCATCAAGTACTTCTAGCAAGGTTATTCTACCAGCCACAGGTACTCACGCTGACGTTGTTGCTGCACTTCCTTATGGAATCTACACATCTGTTGCTTTTATTAGTGGAGCAGTTGACCAAGTAGCTTACACCTATAGAAAATTAGGCGGCGATGTTTTAGATATTGAAATAACTGCTGGTAATGTTTACACTTCATATGAAGAGGCGGTTTTAGAGTATTCTTATATTATCAATCTGCATCAAGCCAAAAACTCGCTTGGTGATTTATTAGGTAATGCTACAGCCTCATTTGACCAAGATGGTGAAGTAACATCAGGTCCAACCGGAGCTTCTTTAAAATTACCAAGATTTACTTTTGCTGCTAGTCAAAAAATTTCAGATGGCATTGCAGTTGAGGCAGGTACAAATGGTGCAGTAACTGAATATCTAGCTTCATTTAATTTAACAGCAAGTGTACAAGACTACGACCTTCAAGGCATAGTAACAGCATCAATAGCCGCTGGAGACTTAACTTTAGATTCAGGCGATTCTATTGACAATAAAAAAATAACCATTACAAGAGTGTATTATGTTGCGCCTAGAGCACAATGGAGATTCTTTAATTATTATGGTGGTATGAATGTAATTGGTAATCTTTCTTCTTACGGACAATATACAGACCAATCTACTTTTGAAGTTGTGCCTACATGGCAAAATAAACTTCAAGCAATGATGTATGAGGACTCAATTTACACAAGAATTTCTCATTATTCTTATGAAATACATAACAATAACATGAGGATATATCCTGCACCAAGCGCTTTTCAGCCTAGTGTAATGTATTTCAAGTTCAGAATTGAGAAAAGCGCACTTGAAGAAGATTCTTTAAAGAAAACAGGTGTGGAAGGTGTTAACAATATGAACACCCTACCTTACGCTAATATTCCTTACCAGAATATCAACTCAATTGGTAAA